GCATCATCAGCACCATAGAATGAGAAAACATAATCAACAAAAGCATCAAGTTGATTAATGTCATATTTTGTTTTTCCGATAGCAACGATAGTCATAGAACCTCTTTGTTTGTTATACTATCATTATAGGGCAGTGATATTGAATATCAACCGCCCTTGTGCCACTTATTCAACTGTCACTGCCAACCAGTTGACTCATCAGGTACAACCATTTGTGGGATTCCATCTTGAATATCCGCTAAGTGTCCTAGTTTATGACGAATTTTCCTAAATTTAACGTCAAAATCGTCACTCAACTTGTCAGTAATCCTACAAGGCGTACCTAGAATAAGTTGAAGCAGAGCGTCACACTCTGCTGCGGTCAAGTTAGGGTCATTCATCATTTTACCTCGAATAGTTCTTTAGGATAGTCAGCAGGAATAGTTTCCTTGATAGGTTTGAATGTATCGTTAAAATCTCTAGTCTCTTCATTCCAAAAACTGATACCATAACACTCTAGCGTACCGTCAAGTTCCTTGACGTAAGCATATTCACCACAACACTTGTTAGTATCCTCAAAGAAGTGAGAGATAGTTTTGTGAAGTTTAGGAGCATTGTCATCCATAGATTCACCTCGCTCTGTATAATAGCAAGGTTTGTACTCTGCACCTTCTTCTGGTTCATCAAGATCCCAACCTGAGTTAGTATAGCAACAACTCATGTTACCACCATCAATAAGTTCAGAGAATTGGTCTCTAGTACCATAGTGCTTGTTGAGAGTAACTCCCAACCACTGTGGATAACCATCCCAGTGATGATATACTGAAAGGATTGAACCATCAGCAAGGCGAAGTCCGATTCTTGAATTTGTTGACATAGTTTGTTGTTTGTTTGTTATGTACTTATTATAGTGTGGTGAGAGTGGGAATCAACCACCTGTGTGCCACTAATCAAAGTGTCATAAGGATGCAGGGTCGGAAGGCATTACATGTGGTACAATCATTAACTGTAACCTGTCAACGACAGCGGGAACTAGTTGACTACCATCAAAGGAGCAACTTCCGTCATCATTCTTGTTACCTAACTTCTCGCAAATTGCATCACTAACTAACTCATACAAAACATTATGTTGCTTTGGATTCTTGTAAATGTGTTCAATAACTTCCAATACCAAAGCATCAGCAAGTTTGTTTAATGTCTCTTGAGATAGAGTCATTTAGTCCTCCTCTGGTTATCTTCATTGAAAGGCGAATTGAAATAGTCACGATTAACAACAAAAAGTGTAATCATGGCAGTAATAATTCCGAAGAATCCAATAATCAGGATAGGACTCTTAGGGAAATCGTAGAAAGGAATTTCAGTCATTGTTTTGATTGGTATGTTATTATGATACAGGAAAAACCCCTTGTTTGTGGGGTTGAGTGGTCACTTTGAGAAGTGGTCTTATTAAAGGTTTAGTGGGTTTCCTTTAATAAGACGAATCCTTATTCAAATATCGCCGTGACTCCCATAATAGTTGCATTGGGGTTTCTTGCCAAGGCAACTTTCCTAGCATCTTCATAGTCTGTAGCAATAACAATCTCTTCAAAGACTGTACCTGCTTTGTATAGTTCAACTTTACACTTCATTTTCCAATTCCCATAGGGTCATCTGCTTCACTCTCTAATTGAGAGACGATTGCTCTATCAATTTTATCTAGTTCTTCTTGATGAAACTTTTTTGTCCATCCATCATTGTGTGGTGAATTTGCATTTACTAAATGGTGTGTTCGATCCATCAACGGAACAGCATCAGATCCGTCTCTATGATAGTCATAAACAAGTTTTCGATATATGTCAAACAAGTCCTGTAATACTACTCCTTCGAGATCAGTCCATGAACCAACGTAGTCAATTTGTGTCTCATCATATCCAAATATCCCTAAACTGGGAGCACTTACAAAATTCATATCTGTGTCTATCATGAAGTGGCGACCATACTTCTCACTTACATGAGTTTTTACATATGTCCTCATTTTACACCTCCATCAACTGCTATCATTTTACGGTATATATCATATGAAATATAATCCCTAATATCATTTGAGAGATCAGGGTCATGCTTTGTTTCTACTCTCTCCTTGAGTGAGAAGTAAGTCGGTTCAAATATCTCAAAGAGTCTATTGAACTCGGTATCTGTTAGGGTTAATGTTTTCATTGTTCAAGTTTTAGACGTATGAGTGAGTCAACAATGGATTCCATAGTTGTTTTAGAGTAACCAACAGCGTAAGGATAATTCTTTGTATAGTCCTTATCATTCTGTTCAGAAGCACCATAACATACTTCGATTGATTCATTAAGTGATTGAATAATTTGGTCAACAAAGTAGGTTGGAATTTCAAGTGTGGGATCTAGCATTGAATCACCTTATATGTTTATATTATAGTATGATAAAATAGGATTACAACCACCTGTGTGCCACTTATTCAACTGGCACACCCCATGTCTTTTTCATGTTAAAGTTTGCATAACTGAAGCGTTGACGTTTGACAAGTTTGTATGTACCATATTTGTTAGTCATCACATAACCCTCATGTTCATAGGGTTGACCATCAATAAGACACTCTACATCTTGTGACGTAGTAATGCCTTGCATCAATAGTTCTTTAACTTCGATAATCATGTTGTACAAGTGGAATAGGTTTTTTGAATATCCTGTATCACTTGCAAGTTGATCTGGGTTAAGTTTCTTGCCTTCCCTCACATAACTGTTGACGATTACCTTTAGTGTTTTTCCTTCCTTGAGCGTGGGGAACTCGGTGAATCGTACCAACGTGCGAATAAGAATGAGCAAAAATTCGATCTTTGCATTTAAGCGGTTTGATCGGGCGCCCATACTAGCATGAGTATCAACTTGGTAGTGTCTCAAGTTGGTACAGTCGAGATTCCCATAGTTATTAGTCCTATAATGGAATACTGCATCTAATTCTTGAATAGTTGCACCAATATACTGGGTATGAGTCGCTACAACCACTGATTGCTTGATTACTTTATCAAATTTGTAGGTGATTGTGTTAGGTTTGTAAGTATCATTACCACCATAACCAATGAAGTCGCATTGATATACCCCATTCTCTGTGGGCAGGGTCTCAAGGCAAGTGTGTAGAATACTTGCTACGTTTGGGATATGTCCATGATTAGTTTCAATGTCATCATGAGTATAGTTTATCTTGATCTTCTTCTTATTGAATACTGATTTAGTACCAACAAAGAATCTACCATTCTCAGGGTTAACTCCATAGACGACAGCGGGAGCACCATCATATTTGACTGATATTTGATTTCTCTTGCTCTTCAAAAACTTGATTACATCAATAGCACCCTCCTTGCCAAGGGTCAGGATGCTGTCCTCTGGGTGTTCTAGGTGTTTGTTCTTCATACTACCATTATACACCATGCCAACAGGAAAACAACCCTCTCTGTACCAGTTTATAGACTGTCACACAAAGAATTTTTCCAGTGGGGTCAACTTAAGTTGCATTGCGGTATAAGGCGAGGTATCTTCTATGGATACTTCCTTGCCTATTCTATTTGAGTTGATGGGGGCGTGGTAAGTGTGCGTACTGCTTCTCTTTGTTCTCTTATGCTTGACGAATCCCCAGATACAACGAGATTCATCACCATTATTGTAAAGAAACCTATAGTCAGATACAGTCCAGATAGCATCCACATTAGTTTTAAATTGTATCGACTCATAGCGGTATCCTTTAGGTGGTTGGTGAATAAAATCGTCAGGAAGTGCGGTCACAATTTGTTAGTCAAAAGAGTGTGGAAGGAAGGTCAAGAGGTGCTTCACTCAACTTAGACCTAAGTTCAAATTAAAAGCGTATTCTGGTGTGGTATCCGCTACCTTGAAGGTGTGAGTACTAACTCTTCCCTCCACATTTATATAATAGTCCATTGGGATAGGATTACAACCAATAGTGTGCCAGTTTATTATATGTCACACTCTGGGTTGAGAAATTGTCTATTTCTGTGTACTTTAGTAGTTGAAATATCAATTAAATCTTCTAACTCTTCGATAGAATTAGATAGGTTGTCATCATCTTTCTCTTCAGAATAGAAAAATAATGCTTCACTTAACAAGTTGAATTGCTTGTCAGTTAGTGTTACATTGATCTTATACATCTTACCTCATAGGTATGTTAAACGACATGATTGTCCTCTGTTTATTTGATTTAGATACTGGCGATTCATGTAACAATACAGAGGGGAAAGTTAGAATCTCACCTTCATTTACTGGAGGCGCAATCTTATCTATTGTACCATAAAAAGGATTAGGATTAGGACTATAAAATGTAGTCGGGAAATGCTCTTTTGCATCAAACTCAACATATAATACACATGATATATTCATTAGACCATGATTATGGGCACCATGAAATTGTCCTATATCATATCTCTGTGACCATAGTTGCCAATCCTCAATACCTTTGAAAGGGCAATCTCCTCTATATCTATCACTCAATATCTGTGTGTAGTCACCAACTAACTTATCTAAATCAGTTTCCAATATCTGATGAAACTCCATGAGATATGGTGCTGAAGTCTGATACTTATAGTAATCAGTCTGGCACTCATAATCTGACTCAAAGTAATCAAACTCTTGAATATCATCACCAGTAAAATCTATTAAGTTTAAGAGTTTAGATTTCTTGTCACTCCAATCTTCTATCACAAATTTGGTGATAGGAAACCCAAATAGATTTAGAGATTGACCGTTCATTTGTGCTTATAGTTTTTTCTTGATTTGCGTCTTGGTTTTATACCCTTGTCTCTCTTCAACTCTGCTTTAAGTTTCTTCAGAAATTTCAAGTGGTCAGGATACACCAATTTCATTAGATCTTTTTTAGTCTGTCTTGATTCCTTACTAATCTCTATCCACCTCAACATCATTTATGTCCTGAAATGTAATGTTAGCGATGTCTGATTCAGACCAATCTGTGATGTCATCAAGGAATAAATCTGCATCATCAAAATCATCTGCCTCAATCATCATTTCCTGTACTAATGCTTCAGCGTCCTCAAGTCGCACTTTGTCCACCAGTTTACTCATCTGTGTGGCGAACTGCTCTTCCATGACTGCAAGGCATTGTGCTCTGATTTTGTCAATTTGTGCCATTGGTTTTAGTTACCATGTAGTTTGATTATACTATAATATTAAATTATTTGCAACTACCTTGTCGCCCTTGATACCTGTGACTCTCCTTTAGTAAAGATAGTGTCAACAACTGACTGGAGGCGACGTTCTGTACCAATACCTACATTGCTGTAAACTGGTACAAACATCTTGCCAAATGGTTTTACATAACCACTTCCATTGATGTTGGGTTTAAGATCGCCTGTACTAATCTTAAGTGCATCTTCCTTATGTAGTCGAATGACTCGACCAATAGTCTGTGCCATAGTGATTAGATCAAGATTCCTCAATAGAATACAAGCAGTCAATCCGCTCACATTCATACCCTCTGAGAGAATAGAATGATGAAACATGATAAACTTCTTGTCAGGGTCAGCACCCCACTTGTTCATCAAATTGAAGAATGTCTTGCGAGTGACCTTCTTACCATTGATGATAGCACCATACTTTGATGTAATCCACATTACATTGTATTTCATAGAGTGACATACTGCCATGAAATCAGTTTGAGTAATCAACTTGTGAATGTTCTTACTAGACTTAGCAGTGACCAATACTTTGTCCATATGATCCTCATTCTTGAGAGCATCAAGAATCATACACCTGTCAATCTCCTCGACTGACTCATAGAACCCGATAGGATACTTGACTGACTTGACTTTAGGCGGTACAATGTAACCCTTTTCAATCAACTCTGGAGCAGGGATCTCTGCAATAACATTACCATACACCTTGACATTGTTCATACCTCTCTCTTGTGATGTATGATGTTTAGGTGTGGCAGTGAAGTAAAACTTACGTCTAGTGATGTTAGAGCGATTCTTGACACTCTCAAAGAAGTTCTTTTGAACTGAATTGTGTGCCTCATCATAATATACTGTGTCTGCTTCAACATCCCCTGCGACTTTGTGAAGTGAGTGATATGTTGTAAAGATCAACTGATTCCTTGTACTGTTATGATGCCACTCTTGAATCTCTTTTGGGTCAGTAGTAGTCTTATAGTTAGTCTCTCCGCTATGAACATGAAGTACCTCGACATTATCAATCTGTTCTAGGAACTCCTCACACAACTGTTGTGCAAGTAAGATTCTAGGAGCAACAACAATAATAGTCTGCGGAATAGGCATACTGAATCGCCACTTAGCGTCCATAATCATACACATTGTTTTACCGCCACCTGTGGGTACAAGAACCTGCCCCCACTTGTGTTGCATGGTATCAATTATGTCTTTTTGATGGTCACGAAGTTGCATAGTCAGTTGTCTCAATACTCATATTATAGGATAAAAAAAGACCCCTGCATGGGGTCTTGTGACAGTTTCAGAACTGTGCCAACAGTTTTTGAGTCTCAGGATCGAACTCCTCTTTGACTCCATTGATGTCCATCAACCAATCATCTGATTCAAGTCGTTCAAACTCTTCAACTTCAAGTGTCCACTCAGGATCGCCCGAGAACATTTGGGCATTTTCTTCAAACTCTTGTGGGGTCATTGTCTTAATAATCAAAATTTACAAAAAATAATCAACACATTAAACTCAGCAACTAGCAGGCGAGTACTCTTGTGGTTCAGTCAGGAAATCTGTTACCTGATAACCAATGTCAAGGCGTGCATTGATTGTCTCAGTCATTTCTCGTTTGTTCATCAAACGCATTGACATAGCATTAACCTCGCCCCACTTGTTCTTCAGTTTGAGAGTATAGACAAATTTCTCACTCAAAATGTTGTGGGGGCGGAACTCTACTGTCATTGATCCTGCTGTGAGTTGCATTTGGTCTCTTGTGTTTACTCTCTTATTATAATGGGTTCAGAGTCCCCTGCAACCACCTGTGTGCCAGTTATCCAACTGGAGGTGCGCCTGGTATCTCAGCAGGCATTGATTCCATATCAAACTTACTAGATGCCTTGTCTAGTTCTACGTTACCCTTGAGGGCATTGACCTCTGCAATGAGAGTCTTAATATCCTCTTGTTGTTTATACAAGGCAGCATTAACCATTGACTCTAAGGTAGTCAATCTCTCATCAAGATTACCAATGGTTCGCATTGCTGCGTTTAACTGTTTTTTTAGTCTATCTACTTGTTGCAACTTAGTTTTAGTAAGTGCTTCTGTGTCTGCTGTTAGTGAATCGTATCCCATAATTTATGTTACTCTTTGATTATTTAGATAGGTGTGGGTATTACCTGATGTACAGATAACCACCCGACCAATCACAGTTTGCCAACATCCAATCACGTTGATTGATGTCTCTCATATCAAATCTAACGTGTTTAGCAGGTGCTTTCCATGAAGCAGGTTTGTACACCTCTCCAGTCATTTTGTCAACAAAAGCATGAACCCCTGCACTCTCATATTTGCCATGATGATAGTCATTCTGAATGATCTTATGGTACTTCTTGCCTGATGTAATAGTAAACTTCATACACTCTTCATCATTCTCAATTTTGGTTACCCTGTTTTGTAGGTATGGATTCAGTTCCTCTGAATTATTCATGATGCAAGAGCGAAGTGCATAGTTCTTATACTGTTGTTCAAGAGCACGGCAAAGTGTCTCTGTCCACTGTAGTACTTCTACTTTTGTGAGTGATGCTTCTAATGTTGACATAATTTTTGTTTGTATTGTTGTTTGTTAAAGAGAAAAGAAGGGAAAGGTAACAAACACAAAACCTTTCCCCTCACATTCATATATTACTGCTATATGGTGGTAATACAACCACCCATGTGCCACTACTTCAACTGTCCACTCTTACTCAACCTGTGTAGATAGTAACCTATGAGAGCACCAATACCCATCTTGAACAAAGCACTGAAAGAATTATCAATTTGTTTCAAATTAATATCTGTGCCTGTGCCATACTCACTATTCCTCAAATGATAGTGAGCAGTTTTGGGTCTGGTTTTCATGGCAATAATATAATTGGGTGCGAGAAACAAAAACGTGGACTTAAACTCATTGACTTCTTTTTACGTTTAGGACTTGCACCTAACCCAATGGATGCCAGTTTTGTTTCCCTCTCTTATTATAGGGCATCTACTTGTCTTTGTCAAGTTCTTTGTTCTCATTGTAGTGAGGGTTGCACTCATCTGTAAATGATTTGAGTCTCTCTTGTGGTGTTAGTTGTACCACTCGCCAACCATAGTCTCCATTAGTAACAATGGTAGGCATCATGTTCATTGATAATGTGACTCTGTTGTCTCCTTGATTATCTTGATAACCATGTATGGTTTGAGCGGGGAAGATCATCAGTTCGCCCTCTTTCACCTGTACTTGGTCATCCTGATTGTGGTCTGTAAACTTCTTCTGCATCAATGTTAGACTAGGCATTACAGGATAGTATAAACTTTCTTCTCTTGTGAAGTGTGTATTTACATGATCTTTTGTAACATCAAAGTTCACATAATATATGCAACTTAGGTAAGAATTGCTATGAAAGTGTGGATGTTGGTATCCACCCTTGTCACTTATATTATACCAACTGTCTGTAACTGCTACTGTCTCTTGTATATAATGACCGAAAACTTCCTTTGCATAATATTCTCCTTGTTGTTCACACCAATTTCTAAATCTACCATATTTCTTATCCTCATTGAGAACAGAGTAGTGTCCAACGTGCTTTAACGCCTTTGAGTTTGCATTGTAAGATAACTGATTGCTTTTCTGTTCTTCAATGTCATCTAACATATTTTGTTTTACCTTATCATGGAATGGGCACTCCACAATAAGAACTGGCGTTGGCAGAATGTTTACTACTTCCATGTTATAAATTAGGATAATCCCATAGTTCGCCTGACCTTTGGTTAGTCATGGCAGTGTGTCTCTCTTGTTTGGTCAGAGGTTCAATTCTCACCTCATTCACATATCTAGGCATCAAATTACTTGATATTGTAATTCTATTGTTACTGTAATTAGTTGCATAACCATGGCAAGTATTAGCAGGCCACAGTAACAACGAACCCTCTAATCCTACCACTTCATTAACATAATTATACTTTGTTTTCTCGTAATTTGTCAACATATATGCAAAGTAATCAGGGTGTTTCTGACTATTGTTTGGTCTGTAAAAATATGTTGGAGCGTGGACTTCATCATCAAAGTTGATATAATATAAGGCACATATAACGGCATTTATATGAAAATGAGGACTCTGACGACCACCTTCATCACACACATTTAACCAACTATCTGTCAATACAAAATCAGATGTATCATAGTTAAGTATATCTTTTGCATATATTTCTGCCTGTAGTTCTATCCACTCCCTAAACTCCTTGTACTTATCTTGAGATAGAGGCGAGTAATAATCAAGGTGTTCTAATCCTTTTGCGTATGCGTCAACCTTTTTGTGTTCATAATCACTGCCATGACTGCCAATCTCATCAATAATTAATGACTTTAATTTCTCATGCTCAGGGTATAATACTGCACCCAATTTCAATGGCAATATATCAATCACTCTCATTTTTTCTTTGGATAAAGTGAATCAATTTTCTTCTTACGAAGTTCCTCCTTCTTTCTTCTTGCTTCCACCTGTTCATCCCACCATACAACTGGAGCACGATTGAGTTTCAAAGCAGCAATCCATAATTTCTTTCTA